TTACACGTTCTGCTGTTTCTAAATCCGAAGCACCATATGGCACAACGATATCTTCAGCTGGAACATACATAGATACTTGACGTTCTAAACTAGGGTCATAGTAAACTTTCTTAAATGCGTTACCTGCAAGACCCAAACCCCATAACATTCTCTCATGCTCTGGTCTATATTCTGTCATCTTCTCAGTCAGCTGATAGTTCATGTTCTCTTGAACACGAGCTGCTGCATCTTTACACTCTTCAGTTTCTTTACCAATGATTTGTGTCTTTACTGGACCTGCTGCTGGAAATGTTTCTGTCATAGTTTCTGCTTGAAACTTGACAAGAGTTTCTGTTAGTAGTGGGTGATAGACATTACAAGCCCCTTCCCACGGTTCACTTCTATCTTCTAGTTTTAAACCTAAAAGGTCTAAGCCATCAACGTAAGTATCTAACCAATCTTTTCTTGAATTTACATCACCTGAGTAATCATCAATTAAATCACTTGCTAATTTTTCTAAATCGTCATCATCAATTTCTTCAGCAAGGTTTTGATTAAACTCATCATCATCCATACGGTCTGGGTCAATATTAATCTCCATACCGTCAACACTAATGTTAACTTCGTCTGGGTCTATAATTTCAATTTCTAAATCAGGCTCGTCTTGAGCCATTTCTTCCATACTTTTTGGAGCTTCGTATAAACCCTTATCAACATCCGCCATAATTTTTTCCTATAGTATACAAATGATTACTAGCACTACTACCGCTACATTTATTATTAGATTGTATTTAGTGTGGATTTTTCTTAACCACTTAAGTTTCTCTCTTATAATTTGATATAACATAATTATCTCCGTTGTTAAATAACATACAGACGTTTCTGATTGTACCTTCTAAAACTTCGAATGTCATCTTCTTCATCACTAGGCAACCTAATAAATCCGCCCTGCCTAAATCTCATTAAGGCAAGCGTTGTCGCATCCACTAGGTCATCATTCGCACCTGACGGAAAATCGTTGCATTCCTCGATTACCTCATGTGCCCATCTTCTATCTGGTGCCCATACTATACCTGAATTAAATAAATCAGATACAGCGTTCACTCTACTAATTTTATCCTGTCCTTTGCCTGGTGTAAACTCTCCTACTGGTATGCCCATACGTCTAAACTCTTGATAGAGAGCAGCACCATTAGATTTTTTCTCCACCACAAACGCATCTGGCTCCCACGATTTATACTCCTCCATACACATTTCTTTAAGTTCTGGAAACTCAAGTCTTTGTTTGATTGCATCTAGTAGTACAATATTATAATTATTGGTTTCTTCATTCATAAAGACACCCCATGTAGTCAAAGCATTATAATCAGCACGATTGTTTGCTTCTTGAGCTGCATCAAGCGTCATGATAATAAATTCACAGCTAGGGGGCTTTTCTCCTTCCCACATATTCCACCACTCACGTTTTATTAAAGCTCCTTCTTCTGATGTGGGGTTTTGTAGATACTGTGCGTTCCAATATCGTATATCTAACGCTGCACGTCTAGACTGTAATTCTTCTATCGGCCAGAACTCAGGCCACAAAGCTACTTCTTCTCCTTCTTTCTCTAGTATTGCTGGAAACTCTACTACCTCCCAGTTGTCAACCTCATCATTTTTTATCATTTGATTAACAATTTGACCTGTTAGGTCAAGTTTTGACCAACGAGTCATCACCACAATAATAGCACCACCTGGCATTAGACGTTGTAGTGGCCCTGATTGAAACCATTCCCATGCTGGTAGAAAAACATC